ACTTCGGCGCGGCTCTGGTATCCGGCGCCAGCGCCGCCAGCTGCGGCACTGCCACGGACAAGCGAGGGGTCGGAACCCACTGCAGCTTCGAACCGAGCCTTCAAGCCTGAGATTGCAAGGGACTGCGCGGCAGGAGTCCCGATGACGGCGGCGTTGAACGCCTTCACTTCGTCGGGAGTCAAGCCAGTCGCGGCCCATCCAAGCATCTGCGTATACTTCTCTTCGCCGCCCACCATGGAGTATGCCTTCTGCTCAACCTGAGAGCGGATGGCCTCCTGCCCGGTGATGAATGCGGCGACAATGTCCTTCGAGATCCCGACCTTCTCCAGCTTCGCATAGGAAGCATCGGAGAGCTTGCCGGTCTCTGCGTACTCTCTGTTCATGTCCTCCAACTTGAGCCCAGCGGCGTCTGCTGCGGCCTTCGCGGCGTCAATCTGGAGGGGATTAGCTTTCGCGGCTGCGGCGGCAGCGGCTGCTTCGGGGGTTTCCGTGGCGGCGACCGTCGCGGCAGGCTTCGCCGGATCGGGAGTGAGAGCGAGAACCTGCTTCACCTGCTCATCGGTGAGCTTGCCTTGCTTGCCGAGCAGGGTCGCCAGGTTCGTGTAGCCTTTCACAAGCTCCTCTGGCGTCTTGAATTTGCCAGCGAGAAGCGTGCCGTCTGCGTTGTCGCTGGGAAGTACCACGGCCGGAATAACGCCGGGTTCCACAGGTGTGACTACTGCAGGAACGATTTCGGACATTCACTACCTCCACTACTTTTTTTGGTGGTTCTTATTGGCCGGAGGCGGGGGGAGGAGCGGCTGCTGCGGGTGCAGTCCCGGCCGTGCCAGGAACTGCTCCTTCAGGCATGCGTTCCATCAGGCCCTTCGCCACTTGCGCCCCTGCGGGGGACGTCATGGCTGCGGCCATTACGGCCTTGTTGTTCTGTTCAACTTGAAGTTCGTCGTACTCCTTGTCGCTCAGGAAGAGCCCCTTAATGTCTACGCCGGTTCCCGCTGCAGCACGATTCGCGAAGTTCAGGAAGTTGAGACGGGGGATAAGCTGCTCCTTAACCGGCTCCATCTCCTGCATGAACGCATTGAGCTTCGTGAGGTCGTGCGAACGGCCGAGCGCGTCAAGGCCCGTGATGATGGTGATCTTCACGGAGTCCTTCGGGAGCTTCTGCAACATCTGCTTCTTCTCCATCCGGTCCTGCGTGAGCTTGACGAGGAACATCTGGAGGTCCTGAGAGAGGACCGAGTACACGCCCCCGAAAGAATCTTCGAGCTCACGCGCCATATACCGAATCTCTTCCGCGGTTACTCTTTCCGCCGGGCGGGACACGGACTCGTTGAGCATGAAGGCAGCACTCAGGCGCTTCTCCAGCCTGTCGGAGGTTTCTTGGGCGACGCGGAAGTCTGCGTACTTCTCTACCTGCAGAGCATGAACGTCATCTCTGTTGCCGGCGACGAAGCCGCAGTTCGGTGAGTTTTGGAGATCCTCGATGCGAGTAGTTCCAGACTGCACAAGGAACACGAGACGAGCCGCTGCGGCTGATCCCTCGACAATCGCTTGGGTTAGAACTTCGAGAGACTGCAGATCGCCCATGTACTCTTCCACGAGACCGCGCCCATAATCTTCTCCACTGACCGCTGCCCAACGAAGGGGTCGCCACGGCGACTTGTCCAAGGGGTAGGTCCCTGCGGAGCCAGGAAGAGGGACGCCTGCTGCTTCCTGGGATACGGTATAATTACTTTTGGTACGAAGAACGCGGGTATACAGGTCAACAATCTCTTCCGGCTTGGCTTGGTCTTTCTGGAGCTCGATCTGAATGTCCTCCGGCAAACACAGCGGGGACACCCTCTCATGCACAACGATCTCCAGGACGTTGCCCTTCGGGTCGCGCTTGCACACGTATTGGTCGAGCCTGTAGACACACAGAGTCCCATCATCTTCGGAGTAAATAAGTGAGTTGCCGAGAACTACCAGCTGCTTCAACATCTCGAAGGCCGGGATGCGGATTCCGTGCGCCTCGATCTCTTCTACGATTGCGATCTCTCGCTGTGACAGCGCCTGATCAACCGCCGCCTTCGCCTCTTCGTCCTGAGAAAGTTCCAGGATGGTCTTATCGTCAATCTTCTGTCGGAAGAAGGGAGAGTTTGGAGGGAGAAGCGCCAACAGCAATTTGCTCGAGAGGTTGTTCGTTCCTCTTGCCCCCAGGGATTGCCAGGGAGTCGGGAGGATGGTATCCTGCGTAGACCCTTGAGGGGGCAGGAGAGAGGGGATCGTAAGTTCGGCGCATTTCCTGGCTCGCAACAGCACGCCCTGTTGGAATGCCGAAAGCGCGGAGTACCTTCCGGCTATGATGCCTTTGTTTTGGGTTGGCATGTTGGCTCCTACGCGGGGATGCTGAGGCCGCTCGCTGCGGCCGGAGCCGCTGGAGCTGCGAGGGGGATTTGGAGCCTGGCATACCCGAGCCTCTTCTTTGCGAGTTGGTCCGCGGTATCCTCAGGCTTTCCAATAACGGGGGGCTTGATGGGCGCAGGCGGAGGCGGGGCGACCGGCTCTGCCGGGGCCTTGGGCTTAGAAAAACACATCGGCGGTCTCCTTTTATTTCTTTTTCATTCGGTCTTCGATCTGGCTTTCGAGGGAAACGAGGAGCATTTCTACCACGTCTCGTTGCCCGGCCCGGCGCCACAGCATCCGGTCGGTAACGTCGATGGAGGGATTCTTAAGGGGATAAAGTTTATCGAGAGCTTTTACCAGATCCGCTGCCAGAATGGGAATCTCCATGGGTTCCTTCCTATATGTAGTAGGGGATGGGAAAAAAAGAGGGGGATCACATTTCTGTAATCCCCCAGGAAAAGCTGCGTAAAATCCATTGTTTTCTACGCCGTAGCGACGTACCAGAACTAAGTGCTTGATTTTGTTCAACACTACATCTTGTGGTTCTCGGCCTCTTTCGCCACCACAGGTGGTATGTTTTGCTGGGTAAACCACCGCAACGCCTTGGCGACGGCATCAGCACAGGAAAGAACTTTACCGGGGCCGAAGCCAGCGGGAGCACTGCAGGATGTCCCGATCAAGTGCTTGATTATGTTCTCGATTCCGACGCCGGACCTCAGCGCCAGCGAGACGAGCCGGCCGATGGTCTCGACCTGGGCCGCGGCGCAGCCCCCGGCCTTCCCGAGGGTCACGAAGACCTCGAAGAGCCCGTTTTCATTGGAGTTCATCGTCACGAACAGGCTGCCACACCCGGTAGTCACCCGCCGGGTACACCCGACGAGGTCCTCCGGGCGTTCCTTGGGGATCATGCGTTGCAGAGAAGAGAGCAGCTGGTGCAGGCGTACCGCATCCTCCCCTGGACCTTCGACCAGAGCATGGTCCCGCCGCAGTGGCCGCAGGGGATCGAACGCTTGCGCCCGGTGTCCTCCCCCTTGTCCCGGTGGACCATCTTCGCTTCCTTCTTCGCTTTCACTGGTTCAGCCGACATTATTGCTCCTATTGTTTTGTTGTTCGGAATCGGTTGCCCAACGACAGTTCTCGGGCTCATAGATCCCGTTGTTATCTTTCCGGTCGAGGGTCTTTCCTTCCGGGCGAACCCCCATGTCTTCAAAGAAATTCTCGAATAATAGCCAACGGGGGCACACTACAATCCCGCGAGCTCCATAATAAGGGTGACGATTATGCTTCGAATTAGTGCAGCGTTGGAGCATCATCGCCCAGCTGTTGTACGTCCTTGTCCCGGTCATCCCGTGGGTTTTGCGGGAAGGATACCCAGCATGGCCCGGTTTGAAGCTCCCTGAATTTACGGAACCCATAGTTTAATTTCCTTTGTCTTGAAGTCGTAGTCGGATGCGCGGAGGATTCGGGCCACTCGCGCCTGTTGGAGGGCGTCTTCAACAGTGCGCCCACGAGAGCAATACGCGATACAGATCGCCTCCCAATAAGTGATTCCTCCCTCTTCCTCGGCCTCGGCCAGGATCTTCTCTGCCTTCTTCGGCCCGATCCCAGGACAGCCCGCGTACCCGTCGCAGCTGTCCCCGATGAGGACCTGAGAGTAGAAGAAGCGATCCGCTTCCTCCTCCGTGATGTTCTTGAAGATTTCCGTGTTCCAGTTATAGAGCTCTCCGGGGATCTGCTGCAGGTCCTTGTCAATGGTGGCGAGGATGAAATGCCCCGGCCACCGGGTTGCAAGGATTCCCATCACGTCGTCCCCTTCGAGCCCCTCCTTCTCCTTCGTGGTGAAGTTCAGCAGCAGGTATTCTTTCAGCTGGGCGTAGAGCTCAGGCTTCACCAGGCCCACGCGGTTGTGCTTGTAGGACGGCAGTACCTTGTACCGGAAGTTGTTCGGGCCGGAGAAGACCACCACGACATCTTCGACGTGGAGCTTCTCCGACATGCGTTCGATGAACATGGCGACGTCGAATTGCGCCGCCTCCAGGTTGACAACCTTCACGGCCTCCTGCCCTTCCTCCCACACGATCCCGAACTCGTTGGTGCAGGCGAAGCGGTAGAGCAGGATGTCGCCGTCGATCAGCAGGGTCTGAGGTTTACTCATTCGGATCGTACCGACAAGGCCGCGTCATCCAGCCGGATGTCGCAGGACCACCGCGCTTGTAATCCCCCAGGGTGTTGTTTTCTCTGCTCCCTGAGCGGAATGCCGGCGCCGGCCCGTCGCCAGAGACGTAGTACTGATTCAGGATCTCCACGATGTCAAGGGCGTGCTGCTCGTCCGCGGCGAGATTCTCCGCTTCGATCTCCTGCTGAACCTCGGGGGTCCAAGAGTTGCCGATGATGTCGGAGCAGATGCCCCGCTCCGGGTGCCCGTATGAACACTCGGACTTGCAGTTGCGCCCGTCGAGCCCGCAGGGAGCAACGTCTCTCATGGGGCAGGGCTCCTCTATGACCGCCGGCCCGAATTGCTCCTCGATAAGACGTTGCAGATACGCCTTCGCCTTGAAGAGATCGTCGAGCCCATCCTTGTCTTTGTACCTCGTGACATATTTGATTATGTTTCCTTCGAGGTAGCCCATCTTGTGCGAGCAGATGTAATCCCAGCATTCGATCCCCTGTGTGTAGTGCTTCGGGTGAGTTATTTTGTCGTACATTTCCATTCTCCTTTGTGTGGGTTGAGGACTAATTTGTCCAGATTCCAAGCTGCTGACATGTAGAAAACCTTAGAGTGTGGCGGGGTCTGCGCTCCATCGCCTGATCCAGCGGGCTCCCGCCCACCGAGCCAAGCCAAACTCGCGTGCCAGCGCTGCTCCGGTGCAACCCACTCGAAGCCAATGCTCGCGAGCGCGGCGCAGCCGAGCATAATAATTCCGTTAAGAATAGGTCTCAACATAAGTCGCCGCTTTCCGTGAAATATCCATTCGGGTACTTCTTTAATGTGTCAGCGCCCAATTTTTCCCTGCCTTCCAAGCGCCGCTAATGGCGCATCTGAATTTGAAGTACTCTCCTGCCAACCGCATCGCCTCGACAGCCCTCTTTCCTACGTCCTCCGCAAGAGCTTCGTCAACCTCCAGCTCAACCTCGTCATGAATGTGGAGAACGAACTCGTACTCCTTACCCGCCCTATAGTCTTTCTGCAGATCAGCATCTAAAATACACGACGCCTTTTTCATCACCAGGGCGCCAGCGGATTGCAGGAGCGTGTTAAGTGCGGAGTGCATGGAGCGGACAGTGAGATGACGCCCGTCCAAGCCCTTCAAATGTTTCTGCTTCTTAACCACTGTCTCGATGTCTTTCTTCAGTTGTTCGAGGGCGGGGAACGCCTCGTAGAACTGTTCTCGAAGCTGCTTGCCTCGCCGAGCACCGGCCCCAAGAATGGACCCGAGCTTCTCGTCGCCCGCTCCATAGAGGAAGGCGTAGCAAAAAGTTTTTGCGAAGTCCCTCCCAGCGAACGTCTTCCCGCCGAAGGTGTAGGTCTTCTTAGGCTCAAGCCCGAGGGCCTTGCAGGTGAGAGAGTGAACGTCCGTCCCGTCCTCCTGGTTCCCCTCGACCACAGCTCGGGCATAGGCCCCACCATCATACCGAGCCAAGTAGTGCGCGAGACAGCGGAGCTCCAGGCCGGAGGCGTCTGCCCCCACCAGGAGCTTCCCCAGCCCGGCGATGAACAGCGCCCGGCAGTCCGCTCCGAAGAGCGAGCCCACCTTCGGCGTCTGCGCCAGGTTAGGATTCGAATGTGTCATGCGGCCCGTGACGGCGCCGTTGGAGTCCACATAGCCGTGGATGCGGCCGGCCTTCGTCACCAGCTTTAGCCACGCCTTGTCGCCCTCCCCCACCATTCCGGCGATCTTTACCAGCGTGAGATATTCCGAGAGCCGAATCGCCTCGGGGTAAGGGAGGTCCTTGAGAATTTCCTCGTTCATTTCCGCGTTGCCCTTGTCCGTGTAGTCGTCCGCTTCCGGCTCCCAGCCGTACTTCGACTTGAAGCGCGAGATAATATGCTGTCGACTGCCGGGGTTGAACTCGGTGTACTCGATCTTCGTGAAGGGGCAGCCCTTCGCGTACCCTGCTTTCGAGTTGTTCTTCTTCGGAGTGAAGGTCCCCTTGCTGACGTACCAGGGCGGGAACAGGTCGGTGAGGTTGAGGTTCCGCTGCTTTTCCAAAAGGGATGCGTAGAAACGCTCTGCAGCCGGGACGTCGAAGGCGACGCCGTAGTCTATCTGTCGTGCGATGATCTTCTGGACCTCGTGTTCCAGCTTGATGGCTTCCGGGGTCATTCCTCGGGAGGACAACTTCTCCACCAGCCGGGCCGTTACGCGCACGTCCTGCTCGCAATAGGCTGAGAGTTCGGGCGTCCACTTGGACCAGTCGTTGAGCTCCGCGTAGTCCCCCTTGAGCTCACGGAGTCTGTACCCCCACGCCTTGAGGGAGTGCCGGCCGATCAGCTTGCCGGGGAGGATGCCCTGCTTGTGCAGAGCGAAGTCCACCTTCTTGATGTCGGGGTAGGCGAGCCTCGCCCACACCATTGTGTCGATCACTTGCCCCTTGAACTCCCAGCGGGGGTATAGCTTCTTTATGACCGGGATGTCGAACGCGATGATGTTGTGCCCAGCGATGCAGTCCGCGGCGGACAGGCGCCGCAGCCCTTCGGCCACGGCGTCCCGCCCGTCGTATCGGGTGTAGAGATAGTCGGTGCTGTCGTAGATGGTCATGCACCAGATGGTGTGAACCTCCCGCAGGAGGCCGTTTGTTTCCAAGTCGAAGATGAGCATGGGATCTCCTGTGGGTTAGGGGTTCACAGAACGGGGTCGATAGCGCGATGCGCTTGGCGCAGGGCCTTCTCCAACTCCGCGATGCGCTCGTTGACGCGCCCCTCTTTGGCCTTCAAGATTCCTTCCAACTCCTGAATGCGCGAGTTGTCCACGATGTACACCGGGGGAGGGGAGAGCCCGGACATGGTAATAAGTAAATCCCGCTGATGGTCATAGTCTTTCTGCAGGCGGGCGATATAGCTCTGCGACTGGCTTTGCAGTTCCTCCAACCCTTTGATCTCGCCCGCTATGGCGGAGATCTCAGCCGGGGAGAACACGTAGACATCGGCCCGAATCTTCAAATCATAGGAGCCGGGGTCGTTGGTCTCGATGAACCTAATCTTCTCTGTGGTCTTGTCTA